CGGTCGTCAAGTTGCCTGGTAGCGGCATCGCCCTGTCACCCCTTCCTGTCCGTAGTCTGCCCCGGAGGTCACGACGCCTGGATCTCTCGAGCGAGTTCCGCGAGCCCTCGAGCGACCGCCTGAGAGATCGCCGCCTCGATCGCGGCCCGATCCTGCCCCTCGATCCCTGCCCCGAAGTTGATGACGACCGCCCCGGACTGAACGGAGACGTTGGTCCCGACGATGCCCTGAGCGGAGCCGTAGCCCATCCCGTACTGCGACCGGGCGCCGACGTCGCCGACTGCCGCCCCGATCCCCCGGAGAGCGTTCTCGAGCGAGTTGACCTCGGCGATGTTCGTCGCGGCGTTATCCCCGAGGAGCGCCTGCCCGATCGTCGTCCCGGCGCCCGGACCCATGCCGATGATCTCCTGCAGGCTCGCGTTGTTCAGCCCGAGCGCGGAGAGTTGGCGGACGACCTGAGCGAACTCCGTCGCGGCGCGGAGCCGCTTCCGCATATCCGCGACGATGTTCCCGGCGGTCGGCGCGGTCTCGTTGACCCGCTTCTGAGCGGCAGCGGAGGCAGCGTTCGCGTCCGCGAGTTTCTGAGTCGCCTCCGCGAGAGTCTCCCTCGCGCTCGCGATCTTGTCTGTGTCCTCGCCCTCGAGCGCCTTATCGAGCGCCGCCTGAGCGTCGCGGAGGTCCTTGGTCGCCTTGGTGACCGCCTCCTGCGCGTCGACTAGCGTCTTGCGTGCTTGGTCGATCTGCCCGAGGTCGAAGCCCGAGAGTTTCCCGAAGTCGCGGATACGCCCGATGACGTCCTCGACGTAGGAGATAACCTCCCGCGCCTTCTCCTTGATCGACTCGAGTCCTGCCTCGGCGGAGTCCTTGATCCGCTGCCGGATCCGACGGGCGAGATCGCGGGCTTCCTCCTCCGCTTCCCGGAGCGCCTCCCGCGCTGCCTTCCGCGCTTCCTGCGTCGCCGCCTTCGCCAGATCGGCTGTCGCCTTGGCGACCGCGCGGGCATTACCCGCGATGCCCTTAGCGAGACCGGCGGGGATCCATTGACCGATCTCCATCATCACCTTCGAGGGCGACCCGATCCCGAGCCGGTCCTTGACCCACTGAGGGATCTTGTCCGTGATCGTCGACGCGATCGTCGAGAGGACCTCTCCGGCTCGAGCCCGGATACCGGCGATGAGACCGCCGATGAGATCGGATCCGGCGGACCAGAGGGTCGTCGCGACGTTCCCGAGCGCGGAGAGGATCTTCCCGGGGATACCGCGAACGAACTCGACGGCGGCGTTGAACTTGTCGACGATGCCCTGCCGGATCGAGTTGAAGAAGCCGACGACCGTCGAGACGATGGTCCCGATCCCGCGCAGGATCCCGAGGACCGTGCTGATGACCGTCTGGATGTGCGACTTGATGAGGTCGAACGCCGTCTCGATGCCTTGCCAGAGGATCTCGGCGCCGCGCTTCATGTTGTTGAACGCGTCCCGGATGAACGGCCACGCGGTGTCCTTGATCCAGGAGGCGACCTTCTTGACGAGGTCAAAGATCAGCGTCCAGTACCGCTGGTATCCGTTCCAGAGGACGCCGAGCGCCGTCCCGATCATGCTGAACACGCGCTGCAGGGTGGGCCAGACGTAGGTCATGAACCAGTCGACGACCGTGCGGACGGCGTTGAAGATGAACGTCCAGTAGGTCTTGTACGCGTTCCACAGGATCGGGAGCGCCTGCCCGATGAGTTGGAAGACCTTGTCTAGCGTCGGCCAGACGTATTCCATGAACCAGGCGGCGACCTTCTGGACGACGGGAACGATCGCGTTCCACGCCGCCGCTATGACTTGCCCCAGGTAGGCAGCGGCGACTCCGATGTAGCCGAAGATCTCCTCGAGGATGGGCCACACGTATGCCTGGAACCAGTCGACGACATACGCGACCGCCTTCTGTATTCCTTCCCAGACGGCGGTGACGAAGTTCCGGAAGCCCTCGAAGTTCTTGTAGGCGTAGATGACTCCGGCGACGAGGGCAGCGATAGCGGCGACGATGCCGACGATCGCGAGGACGATCGGGTTGGCGATGAGGAACGCCATAGCCCCGGAGAGCGCCCCGATAGCCGAGATGAGCGACCCGATCACGATCAGGAGGGGACCCATCGCGGCAGCGACGGCAGCGATGACGACGATGATCTGCTGAGTCTGCGGAGAGAGCGAAGTAAAGCGATCCGCGAGATCCTTGATGAAGCCCGCGACCTTCGACAAGGCGGGAGCGAGGGCCTCGCCGATCGAGAGGGCAGCGGTCTCGAGCGAGCCCTTGAGTTGCTCGAGGGCGCCAGCCGTGCCGGACATACGCGCGTCGGAGAGTTCCTGCGCGACGCCTGCCTTGCCGACTGCCTGCCCGAGTTTCTCGTAGCCCTTCGCGCCTTGCTCGAGGAGGATGTTGGCGGATCGCATACCTTCGACGCCGAAGATGGACTTGAGAGCCGTCGCCCGCTGCTTGTCAGTAAGCCCGCCGAGTTTCTCTTGGAGTTGCCCAATGATCTCGATCATCGGCTTGACCTGACCCTCGGCGTCGTAGAACCTGAGCCCGTATTCCTTGATCGCCGCTGCCGCCTTCGGCGTCGACCCGGCGAGCCCGAGGAGCATCCGGTTGAGCGACGTACCCGCAGTCGTGCCGTCAATGCCCGCGTTGCTTAGGCTCGAGAGTCCGGTGACGACGTCTTGGAGCGGGATGCCCATCGTCCCGGCGGTCGAGCCGACGTACTTGAGACCGCCAGCGAGGTCCTCGACGGATGCGGTCGACGCGACGGATCCGGCAGCAAGAATGTCGACCGCTGCCGCTGAGTCCTTCGCCTTGATCCCGAAGGCGTTCATCGCTTGTGTGACGATCGTCGCCGCGTCCGCCAGCCCCATGCCCTCCGTCGCGGCGAGCGCCATAGTCGACTGCAACGCGCCGCCGGAGATCTGTGCCGGCGTGAAGCCCGCCTTGGCGAGTTCGAGCATCGCGTTCGCTGCCTCGCCCGCCGAGAACACGGTGTCCGCGCCCATCTGCTTCGCCAGGTTCGAGAGGCTCTCGAGTTCCTTCTGCGGGGCACCCGTCATGACGGCGAGCGCGTTCATCGACTGCTCGAAGTCCTTTTGGATGTTGACTGCCGCGACCCCGATGCCGACGATCGGCAGGGTCACGCCGACGGTCATCTTCCGACCGAAGGACGAGATCGAGTCGCCGACCTCCTGCATCTTGTCGCCAGCACGCTTGAACGCTCCCGCGAAGCCGGTCGCGTACTTGTCCGCGCTGCCCTTGAGGTCCTCGAGGCGACGTTGCGCCTGGGAGATCGCCTTGTCGTCGTACGTCCCGGCGATGTTGATGACGATCGCTGCCACTATGCCACCGCCTGCGACTCGATCCGCGCGTTGAGTCGCGCGATGTAGGACTCGACGATGTTCCTAGACTGCCGCCACATCTGCGTGCCGCCCTGCCCGGACGGGAGGAACTGGCGCCCTAGGAAGCGGGGAGCGGGTCCGTACTTCGCCTCGATCCCGCGCGTGACCGGACCCTTCGGCTTGCCGAGGTCCATGATCGTCGCGTGCGCGGCGAGGGAGACGGCCTGGAAGCCGAACAGCCCTTGCTTCCGGCTGCCGCCTCCGGCGGCGACGGAGACCTTCGAGCCTGCCTTCGTGAGACGCGTACCCGTCCGAAGGTGCGTGTTCGCGGTCTGCGACGGCGGTCGCTTCCGGCGGTACGGCGTCTCCGCCTTCGCCGCCGAGACTCGAGCCTTGACCATGCCGCCGATCTCGCGGAACATCTCGCGGCGGAGATCCGGCGCGACTGCCTTGAGAGCCCGGTCGACGGTCTGCAAGCCCTTGACGTCGATGAGTGCCCCTTGCTTCACGAGGCTCCTCCTAACGTCCCTTGAGCCGGTCCCTCATCCGTTGCTGCTTCTCCGCCTTGCGGCGTTCCTGCATCCTCTCGACCATCGCCCAGAAGATCTCGGGCGGTGCCTCGAGGAGATCCGCTGGGCCGATGCCCGTGTCCTCCGCGAGAGCCGCGACGACGTCTACGATGCCGCCGCGTCTCCGTCTTTCCCCTCGGCCCCCACGGGGACGAGTCCCTCGAGGGAGTCGATCCACGCGTCGAAGTCGAGAGCCGTGTCGCCCTGCCGCTTGAGTACGGACCAGGCGAGGAACGCGAGCCACTCGAAGCGGAGGGTCTCCGCGTCGAACTGCGTCACGCCGACGTCGTACTTGCGCTCGAAGCGGATCAGGTCGGCGGGGCCGACCGTGACCGTCTTCGTCCCGTCTGTAGTTGTGATCTCGAGGTCGATCATTTGCCCTGGTCTCCTCGGGTTAGTAGGACGCGACCCCGTTGGTCAGAGTCGCGGTGAACGGCGAGCCCGACGCCGGGATGACGACGAGACCCGCGAGCGAGAGGGTCACGGGTCCGCCGCCAGCGTCAGCCGACGGGAACTCGGTAGTGAACGCGACCTTGGTCGCGGCGAGGGTCAGCGTCTTCGTGCCGTCCGTGAACTGGATGGAGAAGGATCCGTAGACCGGGGCAGCGGAGACGGTCGTCCCGTTCGAGGTGCCGGTCAGGATCGTGCGCCAGTCGTTGAGGTTGTCCGGTGTGACGTCGAGGGAGACCTCGACCGCCTGCTGACCGGGGAAGACGTCGCCCGGTGTGATCGTGCCCGAGAGCATGATCGGGGAGAGGTTGTTGTTGATCGAGACCGAACCGCCCGTGACCTTCGCGTTCGCGAGGGTCGTGCCGTCAATGTCGATCTGGAACGTGCCACCGGCGGGCCGGAGGTAGGCGGCGGCGGAGTCGTCCGTCGTCGGGGTGATCGAGCCGGGGAAGCCGACGTCCGTGCCCATGCCGCTGACGGAGAACTCGACGGGCTCATTCTCGGACCACGAGACCTCGAGGGAGTCGACCTTGACGTCCTCGACGGAGTAGAGGTTCGAGTCGAGCGAGCCGAACGCCGTCAGGTACGGGAGGTCGGCGCCGGTCGTGATCGCGTGGGTGTAGTTCGGGCTCGAGCCGGTCGTCGCGACGGCGCCGAGAGCGCCGTAGAGCCAGAGACCGATCGAGGAGACATGCCCACGGCAGGTGAACTCAATGCCGGGCATGACGCCGGTACGGTTCACGGCAGCGGCGAAGCGGGTCCCGGAGGTACGCGCCTCGAGGTCCTGCGCGACCTCGACGGTCATGACCTGACCGTCGGTGATGCCGTGCTGGTAGGTCGGGTCCGTCGCGGCGGAGCCCTTCCCGGACTGCTTGGCTGCGCCGACGAGAGCGAGCGCGGACTGGATCGGCATGAGTTACTCCTCGACCTTTGCGGACTTGGCGGACTTGGGGGAGGCAGCGGTGGGCGCCTTGACGGTCGCGATCCCGGCGTAGCAGAGGTCCGTGAGGATGCTCTCCTCGGCAGCGTTCGCCGGAGTAACGTCCCCAGCCTTGAACGCGTACTCGACCAGGCCAGCGGTCGTCGCGATCTCTCCGGAGACGGAGGTCGTCAGGGTGTAGGTCTTCACGTTGCTCATCATCGGGCTCCTGTCACGGGCTAGGTGGGGCGGGGGTTACGTGGGCGCGGCAGCGGACCCAGAGGGTCAGGAGGACCATGCGGGTCCTGCCGTCTTCGCCGAGGGAGTCCTCGAGTTGGGACCTGTCGATCGTCGCGAGCATGACCGTGCCGTCAATCGTGTGATCCGCTCCGATGACGTCCTCGACGACCTCGCCGAGCGCCTTGACCCGGTCGCGTGCGTCCGTGTAGTTCCCGAGCCGCTTCGACAGAACGTGAACGCGGAGGACGAACTCCTCGTCCTTCGCGGCGAGCCCGGAGGTCCGGTATTCGGCGGACCAGTCATCGACCTCGCCGGAGACCCAGACGGAGTCGCGCTCCATGTTCGCCGGGGTCGCGAGGTCGACCTGTACGGAACCGGGCCAGGTCGCGTCCCGGAGTGCCGCGTAGAGCGCGTCCTGTGCTGCCCAGATCTGAGAACGCATCGCGCTATCCGATCGTCGGGCGTCGGCGCCCGAACTGCAGGATGACGGCGTCGATCTCGGGGTCCCCGGTCGGGCGTCCTGCCTCGGGGTTCGCGACGGAGATCCGGATCTCGCCGAGGTCCGTCGTCTGCGAGAGCGCCCTCGAGGGCAGCGCGGACGGGACGAGAGCCTCGACCGCGAGTTTCATCGCGGCGCGGCGGACCGGCTCCGGGGGGAACTCGAAGCCATGCTCGTACTCGACGACGACGTTGCGGTGTCCTCGAGGCCAGACGTCGCCGTCCGTGCGCTTGAGGACCCCTGCCGGTCCGTCGATCTCGACGTCGGCGAGTTCCGTCGCGTCGAAGGCGTCCTCGATCGCGTCGGCGCCGGGGATCGTCTCGTCATAGATCGTCACGGACGCGACCCCGGTGACCTCCACGTGCGGGAGCAGGAGCCGAGTCGTGTCGTCTCCCGAGATCGTCTCGACCGTCCGGCGGGTCGCGAAGGACACACTTGCTGCCTCCTCGAGCCGCGCGGTCGCCTCGTCGCGGGCTCGACGGATCTCCGCCGAGGTGTACCGCTGCGGGTCGGAGAGTTCGGGGTAGAACTCGCGGATCTCCGCGACGTCGAACAGGAGCGCGGAGACAACCTCGACTGGGACGACGACGCTCTCCGATACGCCGGAGAGCGTGTACGCGAACGTGACCTCATACCGTCCGAGGTTCGAGCGGACGTCGCTCGGGAGCGCGTAGGTGAACACGCCGGTCCCGGATCCTGCCGTCGCGGTGCCCGTCGCGATCGAGGTCCCGGTGACGTCTCGGACCGTTACTGCAACGGAGCCGGTCGGCGCCGTCGGCGTGCCGTCCTCGTTGCGGACCGTGAAGGTGAGCGTTCCCGCGCGGTTACGCGCGAACAGGCTCACGCCTCCTCCTGACCCTTCCGGGCAGGCGACTTGACCGCCTTATCCTCGACGGTCTTGCGGGGGCGACGCTTCGCCTCGGCAGCGGGGGCCGCGTACCCGAGAGCCTCGAGGACGGAACGCTTGACGCGCTGCCCCTCATAGGCGACGACGTAACGGGGGCTCCCGTCCTCGGCTGAGTAGATCCGCTCGGGGGCGGTCACATACTCGTCAGCCATGCCCTGCTCCTCTCTGAGAACGGCGAGAGGGGCGAGGCGGGATCACCGCCCCGCCCCTCTCCGGGTCGTTGCTTAGGCGACGCTCTTAGCGAACGCCTTGGGCTGCGTGACCGCGAACGCGGCGCGCATCGTGGCGAGGATCGCGACCTTGCGCTCCGTGAAGTACGAGGCGTGCGAGTCGCTCGCGGCGACCGACAGACCCTCACGGACGAACAGGGTGGCGTCAGCGCCACGACCCACCAGCGGGGTGCCGCTGGTGAAGGCAGCGTGGACGATCACCGGCACGCCCCACAGCGTCGTCGGGCCGTTGCCCGCCGGGTCGCCGTAGATGTAGCCGACCTTGCCAGCGACGTCGTTGGTGCCGTCGGTCGTCATGGCGTCGCCACGGACCAGGCGGATAGCCTCCCAGTCCTCGGGGTGGATGCCGATGAAGTCCGGCTCGACGAAGGCGTTGGTGCGGATCGTCGTGATGCAGCGGTGCAGCGAGTCGACCATCGACAGCGAGGTCGAGGAGCGGTCGATGGAGCCGATGCCGCTCGTCCCGTAGATGCCCTGGAAGTCCTGCCCGGTGCCGCCACCGGAGAGGACCTGGGTCTGCAGGCGACGACGGACGCCGTCGATGAGGCGGTTGTTGATCCACGACTCGACGAACGCGGCGTCAGCCAGGGCGCGACGGGTCACGGGGATGAAGTGCGGGATCTCGCGGACGTTCGCGGAACGCACCGTGAAGGCGACTGCCGACTCGGGGCTGTCCGTGTATTCCGCAGTCTCGGCAGCGTTGTTGGTGTAGGTGGTCTCCTCAAGCCACTCGACGACGTCGCTGTCCGTGGTAGCGGTAGCGATGACGTTGAGGAAGTCGAGACCGGCGAGCGGCTTCGCGACGATCAGCGAGGTCCGATCCTCCTCGGGCACGCCGTTCAGCGGGGCGGTGCCGGACGAGACGGTCACGGAGACGAGGGTCTTGACCTGCTCGCGGTCCATGACCTTGACGCCGTCGGTCGTGCCGAGGGGCATGTTGTCGCCCATCGCGGCGCGAGACTTCATGGCCTGGTACGCCTCGGACTGCGTGAACGCGGCGCCGAAGGTGCGGGCCTTGCGCTGCTCGCGGGGAGCCTCGAGGCTCTTGCCCTCGGACTGCGCGATCTCGAGCAGGCGCGCACGCTTGCTCTCGAGTGCCGCGATCTCGTCGCGGACGGTGTCGTACTGCTTGGATGCGGTATCCAACTTGTCGAACGCCTCGGTGTTGGCGGCGAAGTCGACGCCCTCCGAGACGGCGCTCTTGCGGAGCCCGTCGAACTCTGCCCACGCTGTTGCCGCCTCAGCCTTCTTAGCGTCGATCGCGGCAGCGAGTGCGCGAGCCTGACCAGTGAGGTCGGCCATTGTCATTCCTCCGTGTTTCGAGGTCGCGTGAGCAGCGCGAGGATGTGCTCACTTGGGATGGTGCCCTGCGTGTCACCCGCGTCTGCGGGCGAGTCTGTGGTCGCGCTCGCGCCCTCGGGGGCGGGCTGGCGCGGGTCGGGAACTACCTCGACGTCAGACGCGCGTGCGCCTCGGAGTTCCTCCGTCTCGAGACCGTCGTCGAACAGTCGGACGAGGACCGCCGGATCTTCCGGGCTCGCTTCGATCGCGAACGGAGAGCCCTCGACGCCGAGCATCCCGTCGGTCATCACATGCTCGATGCGTCCGACGTAGGCGTCATCGCCGTCGACCCAGCCGACGAAGGCGCCCTCGACTGCCTGCTCCGGGCTCGCCTTCTCGCCCATGCGCTCGAGGCGGGACGCGGTGCCCTCCTCCTCGAGCCGTTCGGCGGTCTGCTCTGCCCACTCCTGAGTCCGGCGGGCTCCGGCGGCGTCGGGACCGGCGCCCCAGAGGAGCATCGCGACGAGACCGGGGCCGGGGTAGCCGTCGGCGTCCGGGTCCGAGTTCTGCGGCGCGTCGAGGTCGACGATGTGCCGGGCGATCCAGGGACCCATGAGGCGGACCTTCTCCTCGCGGATCTCGCCCGAGACCATGTCGCGTGCGTCGCGGATCGTCTGCTCGACGAGACCGTCGCCCCCGTAGCCGTCCTCATAGAGCGCGAGCCCTCGGGCAGCGTTCTCGGAGACGTAGGCGGGGACCTTGACCGCCTTGGACTCGGCGGCGGGAGCCTTCTCCTCCGCCTGGGGCAGCGAGTCGAGGACGGAGCCGAGAGCCCCACGGAGCGCGGACGCGGCCTGTAGGAGTTCCGTCTCGGGGTTCATGCCGAGGAGGGTCGGCCCGACCTCGAACAGGTCAATGTCGGCGAGTTCGCGGACCTTCCCGTACTGCGGGTCCTCGACGTCCTCGAACGCTCGGACGAAGTAGCCGAATGAGAACTGAGTGACGCGTCGCGTCTTGAGCAGGTGGTGGACCTGCTCGGCGCGGGGCCGGTCGAGGTCGAACTTCATAGGGACCTCGAGCCCGGCGTCCGTCTCGCGGATCTCGGCAGGGTCGGCCCAGCCGACGAAGGACTCGGGGTTGTCCCAGTCGTGCGACCAGATCACGGGGATCGGGTCGCCCTTCGCCTTCCACTCCTCGAGCGAGCGGGAGAACGCTCCGGGGAGGACGCGGTCGCCGCCAAGGTCGACGTTCCCGAAGACTGAGACGAGAGCGGTCGCGGTGCCGTCAGCCTTCGCCTTCGTGACCTTCGCTGCGACGGTCTTGGTCTCCAACTTCACGGCTCGATCCTCTCCTCGTCGTCACCCAGGAGGGCTTGCGTGACGACGCGGTCCGCGAGCCCCTGCGCGGGGGTTCCTGCCGCGTCGCTGCCTCCCTCGATCGGGGACTGTCCGACGGGCAGCATGTTCACGGGCATGAAGACGGTGTCAGCGACCGGGTCCTCGATCCTCGGGAGCCCCTCGATCGCGCGACGCTCGTTGATCGTCGTCGTCGAAGCCTGCTGCGTAAGCATGTGCATACGGGCTCGAGCCTCGGGATCCGGGCGGAGGAGTTCCGTCGTATCGAAGCGGAGACGGAGCCCGTCCCACTCCGGCTCGCCCGTGACAAGGTGCGCGTTCATCGTGTCTTCGACGAGGACGAGACGGGCAGCGATCGCGTCATAGAGCGCACGACGGAACTCCGCCACGTTCGAGTACTGGGAGAAGCCCGTGCCCGAGCCGACGAGTCCGAGGAGCGCGAGCGGGACGTCGAACGCTGCCGAGACCTCCTCGCGGGAGAACCGGCGCTGGTCGATGAGTTGCGCGTCGGCAGCGGACAGCCCGATCTGCTGCCACTTGAGTCCGCCCTCGAGGATCGCGACGCGGCCCCCGTTCTCGGGTCCGGCGTAGAGTTTCGTCAACTCGTCGCGGAGTCGCGGGATGACTGCCTCATTGAGACGCGCGTCGGAAGTGAACGCGCCTCGAGGGGTCACGCCGTTCCGGAGTGACTCGCCCTGCCAGGTCGCGGCGGCGTCCTCGAGCGCGACGGTCCGGCGGAGTGCCTCCATCGGAGGACCGCCGGGGAGCGCGATGTGGATGACGTCCTCCGGGCCGATCGCGGAGGTCTCCGTCCCGATCGTGATCGCGTAGAGCGAGACGCCGCGCTCGTCCGAGATCGTCT